GTGTTGCAGTGCTGCTAAAAAACCTACCCCCCTTCGCACTATTGCATGAAATGCACAAGGTTTGCAGATTCCAGTCGTCGTCACCACCTCCCATGCTTCTTGGCACTATGTGATCCACAGAATTGCCCTCCATGCCACAAGCCTGGCATGTATGCCCGTCACGTTGCAAAATGCGCTGTCTAATCTTGCGCCACTTTGCTGTTGATCCGTTGTCCTTTAACGCACTGGTCATCAGTACCACCCATGTTTCAAATGAAATGCCCATGCCTTGCAATGACCTAAGTGTCGTGCCTTGTTGTATTTGATTGTTGCGTCTATCTGTCTGTATGGATCAAGATCGCGATACCAAGTAGATCGCATTTGCCCTAGCCCATAGTGCGAACCGTTACGCGCTGAATACGACCATTGACTTTCCTTTGTAATGATCTTGTTAAAGCATTGGAATTCCTTGTAATTCACTATCCTTGAATGTGCATAGACTTTCAGCTGATCTATTGAATAGTCTGCTGAATAAGCAGGGTTTGCCCCTATCGTTGCGAACACGCTAGTGATTAACAGCAACAAATGAATTCTTTTTCTATCTATCTTTTTTCTTTTCAAGATAACTGAAAGAAATTCATTCTTGTCTAAATCCCTAAATTCGGGGTGTTGACTGTATGCGTCCAGCGTACACCCCCCTGTCAATCGTTGAATAACTTTACGCATGTGCTTGGGCGTGTCCCACAGGTTTTGCACCCTTGTGGATAACGCTTGTGGATAACTATTCATTGTCCACCCCAGCCTTTACCTTTAAACGAAATGCCTGGGGCTAAATAAATTCTGTTCATTGGTTGCCCGCAGCATTGTGCGTCCCGTTCCTCATGGATTGACTTATCCACCTCAACACGGATTTGGCACACCTGGCATGCAAATTCATAGATTGGCATTGGAATTCCCGATCTGTGCAACCGTCATGCAACTGCACACTGTGCATTGAATAGTTTCGACATTGGGTGGCAGTAGATCGGTTATCTTGTGAATCAACTGTTTTGTTATTTTCTTGCATTTGCGACATTCAAATTGCAGCGTTTCCATAGGTTGATCTCCTTAGGTTTTCTATCGGCTGAAGGTTGATTTGCGTCACCCACCAATTTGGCTGCTTGGAATGACGGTATTTGGGACGTTTTGCCATTGCAATGGGTATCCACCCCGCAATGAAGTAATGGGGTGCTTGACCCGTGACCAAAACTGCAATGTCATTGGGGCGGTCGTATTCATGCACGATCAGCTGACCTGCAACGTATTTTGTCCACCGTACTTCAATGGCATTTCCCACGTCTGCCTTATGCTTCAATTTCTGTTCATAAGGGTCAAATGGGAGATCAAAATACTTTGCCACAACCCATTCACTACCAATGGCTTCAGCCGTTTCCGTTAGGTATTCATAGGTTGTCAAGTCCTTTTGATACCGCTGTGGGTTGTCAATGCCTTTGTGTGTATCGGTTTCCCACTTAATTGCAGATAGCATGCAGATCATTTGTTCGTCATGCGTCAGTGTCATTTTCACCTGCACACCGCGCAAAACCAGATGACCTTTTCCCGTAAGTCGTATCCTGTTTGGTAACCAAACGCGTCCCATTTTTTAAGTTTCGAACACTTATCGCATTGTTCGATTTTGTATTCTGCAACCACTTCACCATTTTCCAATAGTTTTGCGGTCATGCTTTGCGGATAGATAATCTCAACGAAATCTGCCATGTTTACACCTGCGGCTTAAATTTGCCGTCGCTGCTTAACACGTACCAGCGTGGGGTGCATTGGGTCGCCTTTGTGCGTTCAGTGCAGAAATAGCCCGCCCATGTTTTTGGTGCGCCGTCATGTGATCGCTTCCAAACCATGTGACCATGACTGCATTGCGGTGCTTCCTGAACCAATGTCCCACCCAATTGTTTTGCAATTTCGTCAACGCTTGATCCGAATGAAGGAATTCCGGAATTTTCTGCTTCAGCAGCTGATTTGTAACTGGCAACCTCGCCAAATTTCTTTGTCCATGGGTCATAATCGTCAGCCGTTGATTGTGCAACCTTTGTGCTGATCGTTTCAACCTTTTGCATGTCCTGAAGGGTTGGACGCTTATCCGTGCCTAATAACAGCCCTATGGCGCGTCCTATGCTGCTTGTAACTGTGTCCTCGCAAAAGAATTTTTTCATTTGGACGTTATAGGTTGCAACGTTGCCGAACGCATAATCTATGGCTGAAGGCTTAACGTCCTCGTATTCTTTAAAGATTTGGGTCTGCACAAGAATGTAACCCTTCTCAGCATTGAATTCAATGATGTTGTTTTCAATTCGCCCTGACGGGTGTGTTTCCCAAAAACGCTTGATTCGTGCTGCAACGTCCTCGTAGTTATCCAAAAAACCCGCCATGTTACTTCACCGCCTTACGTGAGACATGACGATCAAATGCACGTCGTCTAGCCCAGCCTTCGCGGTGACCGTCTTTGAAGCCTTTTGCATAACCCACTGCTGCTGCCATAACTAGCAAGATCATCAACAGCGTCAAACGACCCAATGTGGCTGGGTCAGTTAAGTCAAGTACCATTTTTTTCTCCCGATTCTTGGTGATAGGACTACCACCTGAACCAAGGGTGAAGCATGATCGCCGCGCGGTCAAGAACCTTGCGTGTTTGTCGGCGTGTCTGTTGGCTTTGGCTTCGATTTCAGTCCATTGCCTGCCAGTACGCCGCCCAGTGATCCAGTCAAGAAAATCGCTAACGTTTTCAATAGGTCAATAAATGCTGCGTCGTTAGGGGCTTGGTTGCCAATTGGCTGCGTCACAAAAATCAGCGCGTAAGTAATTCCTAAAGTCACAATAAGAAAAACCAGTGCAAGGGTTGATCCAATAATTAAAATCAGCTGGGCGTGGACTTCCTCAGGCGTTTTGCGACGTGCTGGTTTATTGCGATTCAATTCCAAGTATGTCGTCAGTGCATGTTCCAGTCGGGACGCATTGCGGTTTTTGACATTCTGGTTTTGCCCAGTTTTCGTATTCCTGACATTCATAACGAATCCACCCCTGATAACCGCAAGCAGATAGCCCCAACACTGACCCCAGTGCTAAGGCTATCGCCGCGGCTTTTCGGGCTACTTCCCCGTTAACCCGAAACTCTTGTCGCTAGGGTTTAACCAGCGCAAAATCACTGGTGCAACCGCTGCAACGCCTGCCATTGCAAGCGTCTTTGGATCAGTCACGCCCGCCATGTATAGGGCTAGGGCTGCTGCCATGAATGACCGCGCCCATGACGCGGCTAGGGCTTTGGCTTTGTCCATTTTTTCTCCTTTGTTGGTTTTGCTGCCACCTTTGGCATTTCAACGATTGGGTATTCGCCCTGGTATGGGGCAAATTTTGGAATACCAAACCCGACAATTTCCTTGCCAACGTTGCGAACCTTGACCATGACCATTCCGCCGTTGCGTTGGTCGCCTGTGCCGCTGGTGTTGCCTTCGATTGTTATGCACTGCTTGTCGTCAATTAAACCGACAACAATGCCAACGTGTGAAATGCGATCAACGCCGTCATGTGGAAAGTCCATGAACGCTATGTATCCCAATTGCGGCATGTTTGACCAACGGTTGATTTCCTTAAATTTATGCGCGCCGATTGCGGTGCCAACGACTGAATGAATTTTGACACCTGCCTGTGCAGCGCACCAATTGACAAATGATCCGCACCACGGCAAACCGTCTGCCTTTGTAAATTTGCCGTACTTTGTAAGGTTGTCGCCTTCCTCAATTGTGCCGACTTCAGCTGCTGCGACTTCGATCAGTCGCGCGCTTGTGTTATTCGGAAATTTCGACATAGTGTGCCTCATTCTCGCAAATCCATTGCGCTGTCGTTTCATTTAAAATTGCGTCGTCATGGCATTTTGGTGGAATGAACGCGTCAAGGTTTTCATCATACGCAAAACCAATACCTGCATAATTTTTGCGAATGTTGCCATTGTATGATGTGCGTTTGCAAATTTGTTTCCTAAAATTGCCGTACCAGGTTTCTGGGTCTAAACCTTCAATGGTTTCTGTTTCGTCAATTCCGACAATAACTTCAATGACAATGTTATTTTGATCTAAAAATGCGTAGTGTGCCATTAGATTGTCACCGTACCTGTCCCAGCAGTGAATGAATAAATCTTGTACCCACCAGTTGTAGTCAGTGAGTAAGTCAATCCACCACCAATAGAGGCTAAGTTAGCAAAAGTATCTGGATAGCGAATAATTACAATACCTGATCCACCATTACCGCCGCTGAAATTACCGCCACCACCATAACCATTAGCACCACCGCCACCGCCACCACCGCGATTAGCAGTGCCAGCAGTACCATTACCAAAATCATTTTGAGCAGTACCACGATAACCGCCACCACCACCGCCTGAACCACCAGTACCTGCGACATTTCCACCGCCTACTGGGAAATCTGCACCGCCACCGCCACCACCTGCATAAGTGACGCTTGATGTAGTAATACTTGATGCAGTACCAGCACCGCCATTTCCGTTACCTGTGCTATTGGCAGTTGCACCAACGGCACTATTACCACCACCACCGCCGCCGCCTAGTGTTACACCTGAAGTTGGTGATGAGTTACCTGTGCCGCCTGCATTGCCTTGACCGCTTGTGCCTGATCCACCTAGATTGGTTTCTGTGACGGCACGACCTGCACCGCCACCGCCTGATCCACCTGTAACACCAGCAGGGCTATTCCATGATCCTGCTGCGCCACCACCAGTTGCGGTAAAAGTATCAAAAACGCTATTGCTACCGCTTGATCCCGCGCCTGCTGCACCTGCACCGCCTGCGCCTATAGTGATCGTAAAAGATTGCCCGCTTGATTTATTTACTGCGCCTGCAAGCAAACCACCTGCGCCACCGCCACCACCAGCTGCTGAGTTTGTGGAACTATTTCCACCACCTGCGCCACCGCCTGCAACAACAAGGTAATCAACGCTGCGAACGGCTAATCTACTGGAAGCCATAATCCCCAAAATTGGCATTAGGCTAAATCTCCAAACACAATCCAAGAATTTGCAGCAAGTTTCACGCACGTGGCACCGCTGTTAACAGCCCGCAATTTTGGTGTTGCGCTGGTTGCACCTGTTGAAATTACCGTTGTCGTTCCTGGTGTGACTGCACCGATCGTTGGTTGACCTGCACCAGTAATCCAAAAAACGTTGATTTCAGTACCAACGGCAAAATTAAATGTTGCGTCAGTTGGAATGTTAAATTGCTGTGTTGCCGCATTGTTCATGCTAAAAATGTTGCCTTCGTCGCCCGAAACGAATGTGTAACTAGCAGTTTTGGCTGAATAGGTTTTTGCAATGTTGTCTGGGTCAATCCATGCTGGAACACCAGCGACAACACCTAAAACCTGATTGCTTGAACCAATTGCCAAACGTGTGTTTGTGTTAGCAGTAGCCGACGAATAAGCAAGATCACCCAACGTTGTGCCTGGTTGCAATGCTTTCAGCCTTGTGTCAACGCCCTGCAACGCGACGTCAAAATCTGCTGGAAGGTCTGTAACCAAGTCGCTTGACGTTGGAAGCACAAAACCATAATTTGTTGTGGGATTTGCCAATTGGGTTTCCTTTCGTTAAGTGATAATTGTTGCACGCGCCCAGTCAAGCGTTGGCGACACGCCCGACCAAGTGTAAGTGTTGGAAATGTCTTCCCACGGCAGGGCTTGTAGTGAATAGGCAGTTGGGGTCAAAAGTAACGAAATGGAAAGTTGATTGTAGGAAGCCTGAAACGACCAGCCTTCGACAAAACCCTGAAAAATTGACCCCATGTTGTCAGGCAAATTGTTGATTGAAATCGCCTCACCCATAAAAATGTTCAACAAATTATCGCGATCCGAATTGTCAATTTCAGGGTTTGTTAAGTCGAACGTAATTTGGCGAAAAATGGGCTGCGGTGTTGCGCGTAGTGATAAATAGAAATTTGCCTGTGCCAATGCGTCAGCCGAATTGTGCAGCGTCGTCGTGATGATCTGGGCAAGTGTGCCATAGTCCGAAATCGAAGCGGCGTCGCTTGCTGACTGTTCGCTGCTGCTGGTTGCACCGTATTTGATCGTTAGGCTATTTCGGACGTCGCCCACACGGGTTTCAATGCGCAAACCAGCTGCCCGCGCTTGATTTCCGTCAAGGTCAACGTAACCGTTTGCCGTCAAGTATTGTGTGCGGTGGGTGCTGTCGGCGTATCCTATCCGACCCTGTGCGTCCTCATAAATGTATCCAAGCCCTGAAGTTGCCAACGCTGAAACCAGCGAATAAACGTCCACACGATCTGATGACCTAGCCGCCAATTCATAATTGCCTGGTGTATCTATTTCACCCAACCCGTTGTTTTCGGCGTTTGCCCATGTTGTCGTTGCTGGTGTGTACGTCGCCCACGTGACCGCACCTGCAACCTCAGCCCAGGT